GTATCTCAACAATTACAGCCGGATACATTGTCTGGCTTATGTTGTTTCATAGAGACAAGGCTGTTCTTGTCATGGCTACAAAGTTTGCGACAGCAGGAAACTTAGTAAACAAGGTCAAGAAGATTATGAAGAATCTTCCTGATTGGATCCGCATCGCAAACATTAACATCGATAACCGCACATCATTTGAGTTATCTAATGGTTCCTCTATTAAAGCAGCCTCTACTTCTGGTGACGCTGGTCGTTCAGAGGCATTGTCCTTATTGGTTCTTGATGAGGCCGCTCACATTGAAGGTTTAGAGGATCTATGGACTGGTTTGTATCCTACTCTTTCTACTGGTGGTCGTTGTATTGCTTTATCTACTCCCAACGGTGTTGGTAATTGGTTTCATAAAACATGCACTGATGCAGAGGCAAAGGCAAATAATTTTAATCTGACAGTTTTGCCATGGCATGTTCATCCGGATAGAGATAAGGAATGGTTCCACAAAGAAACCAAGAACATGTCAAGGAGACAAATCGCACAGGAGCTTGAGTGCAACTTCAATACTTCTGGTGATACAGTTATTGATTCAGAGGATATGGAGTGGATGCTTACAACGGTTTGTGAGCCAAAGTACCGAACTGGCTTTGACAGAAACTTCTGGCTATGGGAAGAATATGATCCATCTTGCAATTATTTAATGGTGGCAGATGTGGCTCGCGGCGATGGCGAGGACTACTCAACGTTTCATGTCTTAAAGTTGGAAACCCTTGAAGTTATTGGTGAATATCAAGGCAAGGTAACTCCAGATATGTTTGCTCAGATGTTAAATCAACATGCCAGAGAGTTTGGAAACTGTATGTTGGTTGTAGAAAATAATAATATTGGCTACACAGTTCTGGATAAACTGATAGAATATAACTATCCTAATTTGTATTACTCAATTAAATCGACACACGAGTATATTGAA